GGAGTCGATCAGGATCACGTCAAAGCGCACCGCGCCCTGGGTGAAGGTTTGCGCCGTGACGGCGGTCTCAACAGCCCGGGCGGCGGCCTTCGCCGACCCATAGGTCTCGCCCCAGCAATCGACCTGCACCCGGCTGACAACGAGGCCCGAGGCCCCGGCATGATGAACATCCGGCAGCCCCGAAACGCGGTGCAGCACAATGGCCGGCAGCGCTGCGCCCTGCGGGCGGCGGCTCCAGTTGATGCGGGTCGAGACCAGCGCGGTGACGCCGGCCGTGGCCAGCAGTTTTGCGATCAGGGCGGCTTCCATGTCCTACCCCTTCGCAGCCAGTCGGGCAGCCTTCTTGGCCTGCCTTGCGGCAGCCTTGTCGATCTCGGCAGACAAATCCTCGGCGATGCCGTCCAGCAGTTCGGTCTTTCCGCCATCCCACGCAGGCCGCATAAACGGCTGGGGCGAGTGGTTTTTGGTGCCAAATTCCTGAAGCGAGCCCTGGGGCGGCGCTTTCTTGCCCCCAGACCCACCCGGACCCATGTAAGCCTCGGCCTCGCTCTTGCTGCGCCTGTTCAGCCGCTTGGCGTATCCGGCCAGCTTGGTTGAGACCTCAATGCTCTCCCGAAGGTCTTGATCTTCAGCCGGCGCCAGCCGCCGAGCCTCTTCAGCCATCGGCTCCAGCCGGGCCAGCGCCACCCGGCGCAATACGTTTCGCCCGGTTGCCTTGCCGAGCTGGCCCAGCGCGGTATCCAGCTCGCGCAGACCCGCCACCGAGACCGTGACGCCCCTAGCCATCAGCCCGGACAGTCGCAGTGATCTCCAGACCCTCGCGCCGCCCGATCTCCTTGACGTGCAAGATCTGCCAGGTGTCGCCGTCGAAGGTCAGCCGGTCCTTGGGGTTCAGATTCGCAACCGCCGCGGAATATCGAATGACGAACCGCGCCGACGCCGTCGCCGCCGTCTCGCCGGCCCGGAACCGCTCGCCGTCCTTGATCGGCTCATACGACGCCGCCCGCACCGCCAGCACGCCCCAGGCCTTCACAGGCTCGTTGAACGAATCGACGGTCGTGGTGAACCGCTCCAGGGTGACTCGGCGATCCAGATCCCCAGCGGACAGAGCCATGGCCTAGAGCGCCACGCCCGAGGGCTGGATGTGAATCGAGAGCACCGAGGCGCTCTTGGCGATGCCGATGATGCAGGGATATTCGCCGGACCCCAGATCCGCGACCGGGCACAGCCCGCCCGGGGTGTCCGAGAGATAATAGGCCACGCCCGCCGTCAGCGTCCCGCCGATGGTGATGTCCCCACCTTTCTGCACCGACAACGGCTGGCCGTTCGACGCGCCGTTCAGCGCAACCCCATTCGGAACGCGAAGCGCCGCCGCCCCATTGGAGTCGGCCAGCTTGTATTTCATGTCCGAGGTATCGAGATAGACCAGCTGCCCGGCCGTGACGGTCGCACCCGCCGTGCCGGACTCGCGCACAGCGTCAGAGCCCGCGACCACATTGGCGGCGGTGATGGAAATGTCGGCCATGCGGCAGTCCTTAGATCAGGTGATGAAATCAGACGCCGACGCGGCGATAGGGTCGGATCAGGGCCTCGACGGCCATGGGCAGTTCGTGCATCTGGCCCTCGGAGACTGCCTCGCGGTTTGCGTACCAGTGGCCAACCATCAGCAGGATTGCGTGCTTGATGGGCGCGGGCACGTCGGAGTCGGCAACGCCGGCAACGTAGGTCACCGAAATCGCATCTCGGCGCGAATAGACGGACGGGAAAGTCTGGTCCGGCTTGAGAGCGACATAGGCCCCAAACTCGTCAGCGAACAAGCCATAGACCGTGCCGGCCAGCGTCTGGATGGCATTGTCCGCATCGTAATAGGTGACGCTTGAAATCGAGGCGACTGGCCCGAGCGCCAACCGAACAGGGTCGGAAAACGCTTCCAGATCTTGCCGCCAGGTCTGGCTAACCAACGCCCGGCCGAGGACGCCGGCGTAACCGTCCAGATGCGCAGTCGCCGTCGAGATCAGCAAGCCGATCAGGGTGTCGTCGTCGCTGTGATCGACCCGGCACTGCGCCTTGGCCTCAGTCAGCGAGACAGGGTTCGTTGCCGGAGCAGAGGTTCGGACGGGAGAAAGCATCAGGAACTCCGCGCCAGTCGAATAATCCGCTCCGCAAGGGGGGCCAGGTCGCAATGGATGCTCGTTCCGTCCGTCAGGTCGAAACTCAGGAGCCCGGTTGCGTCATCCACAACCGAGCGCACAATCGAGGCACCTGGCAGGCCGCGCTCGCCCTTGTCGCCCTTGTCGCCGCGTTCACCAGCCGGCCCGCGCTTGCCTTGCGCCGACATCAGTTGCCAGCCCTCGCCGGGACATGGACCGGGGTTGTCCGTCTTGGCCACAAACGCGGCGCCGTTCAGGGCGACGACATCGAGGGCCTGATATTCGTTCTCGGTCGCCCAGGTTCCGCGGATGACCATGCCCGGCGCATCTCGGCCATCAGCGCCGCGCTCGGCAATGCAGGCCCATTCGGACGAACCCGGTTCGTCGCCGGTGTCCTTGATGGCCTGCCAGGTCTGGCCGCCATGCGTAACCACGTCGCCCTCGTAGTGAACGCCGGCCAGCCACGCCTTGGCGACCGGCATCTTTCCAGCCGGGCCTTCGGGGCCGCGCTCGCCACGCTCGCCGCCAAGACCGACTTCACCGCGCGGCCCGGGTTCGCCGGTCAAACCTCGCGGCAGGCCGATCTCGTAGATCTCCAGCACTTCGCCGCGCAAAAACTTGAGCAGCAGCGTCTCGCCGTCGTCCTTGGACTCGACGTCAATCTCATCAATCCCGACCGGCCCGCGCTCGCCTTGAGGGCCGGGCTCGCCATTGGTCAGCGCTTCCAGCCGAGCCGTGATAGCAGCGTCCAGCGCATTGAGGCGGGCCTCGGATGCCGCCGCCTTCGCCTCGGCGGTTGCCACGACAGCTTCGGCCTGCGCTTTCAGCAGATCGAGCTCACCCCGGGCGCGGGAAACCACCTGACCCAGCGAACGCTCCAGCGCCTCAATGTAGGAGGGCGAAGGCATTGATGCGTTCGGAGATTGCCTCGGGAGAGTCTGCGCTCTGGTCATCCTGCTGATCTTCCTCGGGGGCGACGGGCGCGCTTGCGGCAGGCTCCGGCGGTTTCATTTCGGTGCCGTAACTCAGCGGGACGACTTGCTGCTGGACGCGCGGCATCTTGCCGTGGCCGCCCTCGACCGCCGGGAGGTCTTCGGATGCACGGGCCTCGTCGGGGCTGTAGATGCCGCTGATGACGCCTCGGGCCAGGCCCTCCATTCGCTCGCGGTAGGCGCTGCGGAGAAGGGCTCGGGTGTCGAACTCGAGATATTCGTCGGGCAGGCCGCGAAGCCCAAACAGTTGCCCGAACGCTTCCTCGATGTGGTTAAGCGCAAAGCCTAGACCCGAGGCGATCCAGGACTGCATCAGCAGCTCGGTCGAGGAGAAGGCGGTGCCGCCGAGGCCGAGAACCTGAAGCGGCAAGCGGAACGCGAGCGCCACGCTCTGGTCCGACATCTTGAGCATTTCAGCAAGCTGGCCGTCCTGCGGCGAGATGCTGACCGGCTTGGCCTTCAGGCCCCAGGTCAAGATCGGAGTGCCGCCGGCATTGTCGCCTTGGGTCTGGTCGTTCCAGCGCGCCCGGAGCGCGTCGGTCTGTTCCTTCGTCAGCTTTTCGTCGGTCTCCAGCATGAAGGACGGACGAGCTTGGTTGAGGTAAAATGCCACCTGCTGATTCAGCGCGGCGCCGGCCATTGCGCGATCGAGCACCGTCGAAAGGATCGGGCTTTCACCCTTCAACGGGTGACGAGGGGTATGAAGGCGCAGATGCATCACATCGCGCGCCGGAATCGGGTTGCTGAGGTCGAAGCGCAGATCGACAATGTCGTTGCCGCTCAGGTCATAGAAAATTGTGCCGTCCACAGCCAGGCGCGGGACGCCAAACTGCATCAGGTGAAGCTCAGTGATCTCGCCGCGATTGTTGCGGATGGCCAGCGCGAACATCTCGCCCTTTTCGTAAAGCCGGCGGGTCAGGTTGAGCATCAGGTCCGAGATGGACTGATAATCGTTCGGACGTTTCAGGATCCGGCTCAGGGCCGAGGTGACGACCCGTTCTCGCCCGCCATTCTCCAGCTTGCGCCAGTGGTCGCCGGGGCACATGGCCACGGTCTGGGAATAGGCCGAGACACAAGCCTCGACCATGGCCCCGCTCTCGCCGTAGGGGCTGGGCGAATAGCCCATCTGCCACCAGTTCATGAAACGGCCGGCGACCGACGTGAGCAGGCCATCGCTCAGGGCATAGGGGCCGGGACGATACTCGCCCTCGGACGCCTTGCTCTTGCCGCCAAGCCAGACCGGGAGGCGCAACTTAGCGGGCCTTCGATTCGCGGGTCTTGTAGCCGCCAGCCTTTGCCACCGGCTTCAAATCGCCGGCCTTGGCGCGTTCCGCAGCAGCATCGACACCGCATGACGACGGGACACCGTTCCGATAGGCCACGGGGCCGGATTTGTGGCGCAGAAGGCCAGCAGCGTCGGGGGCAACCTCGTTCGGATCGACCACTTGGCCGCTTTCCAGAACATACCAGGTCTCGCGCATCGCTTTTCTCCTGCTTCACGAACGAAAAGGGGCGACCCGAAGGCCGCCCCCGTTCATCAGTCCTCGACCACGATGTGGAACGCGCCGACCTTGGCGTTGCCGCCCTGGGCCAGCACGATCTTGACGCGGTCGCCGGCGCCGAGCCGGATCAGGTCGTTCACCGCGGTGCCAGCAGCGGCATACAGAGCCGCCACACCGGCGTTCGAGTGCGTCGGGGCGCGCGGATAGCAGTAGTCCGTCGCGTTGACGTTGGACTCGGTCCAGATGGTCTCGCCGGTGCCTTCGGACGTGATGGTGAAGTCCACGCCGTCGGCATAGTCGGTCTTGATGTAGTGGATCGCAGCGATCTTGCCGCCACGAACCAGCGAGGGCGAGTAAGCGGTAGCGGAACCGTCCGCTGCGGTCGTCACGGACACAACGTGTCTGCGGATTGCCATGGCTTTGAGCCTTTCAGATGCAGGGAAAAGGGGTGGGGCGGCCTAAGCCGCCCCTTGGGGTCAGTAGCTGGTGCCGTTGATCCACTGGACGACGCCGCTGCGGCGCATGGTCCAGCTCACGTCCAGAACCATGCGGACGCCCATGGAGTTGGTCTGCCACAGCGAGCGAACCGGATCGGCCGTGGTCGGGCCGGTGCCGCTGACGATCTCCAGAGGCGTGGTGTCCTCCATGTGGATCGTGGCCTGCTCCGACACGTCGAAGGCGGGGTTGCCGCCGGCCGCGACGAAGTCCGAGTTGCGGAGCGCAACCAGACGCCCGGCGGTCGCCGAGGTGGACTCGATGATGGTAACCCGGTCGCGGATGCGCTGGAACCAGTTCGGATCGCCGACGGGGCCTTCCATCAGGGACAGGGCGAGGCCCTGGGCCGGATTGATGACAACCGTGATGTTGTCGGCGGCGTTGGCCGTGAAGAACGGCTGCAGCAGAGCCTGGAAGTCGGCACGGACAGCGGCGTAGTCGCCGCCCGCATAGCCGGCAGCAGCGGCCGAGACACCGTTCAGCAGGCCAGCCGGACGCGAGGCACTGGAGGCGGTGGCATCCAGCAGGATCGGGTCGAGCGCGGCAGCGGTGTCTTCCAGAATGGCCTGGCGGACGATGGCCTCGATGGCCGGGGTCGAACGGTTGGCCAGTTCCTTCGAGAACGCCACGATAACGCCCATTTTCTTGGGCGTCAGGGTGGCAGCAGCCGTGGTGATCTTGCCGACCTTGATCGGCGAGCCTTCGCCGACGAAGCCGCCGGCAGCGCCACCAGCCGTGCGGCTGGGCAGCGAGATCGAGCCGAAACGGTCGAACATCAGCGACAGGCCGCGGCCGGCCAGGGCCGGGTAGATCGAGAACGGCTGCAGGGCGTTCAGGAAGCCGAAGTAGCCGGTCTGCACCAGTTCAGCAGCCCAGCCCGACACCGAGGTGGTGCCGATGGTCTGGTCGGCCTTCATGATGACGCCGAGGGCTTCGTGGCCCGGATAGCGTTGCTCGATGACCTGATCGACAGTCATGCCGGTGTGGGCCGAGATGCCGCGAACGACAGCGGCGCGGACCATCAGGTCCATGCCGTCTTTCTCGGTGTGACCCAGGACGCGGCGGGCCGAGGCCGGGACCGCGGCGGGCGCGCGTTCAGCGCCCACGCCGATCTTGGCTTCCGAAGCCTTCAGGGCGTTCAGGGTCCGCTCGGCCACGGTGACGATCTCGGTCTGGGCCTCGATGGCATCCAGATCGAGCGTTTCGGCGGCGTTGAGGTCGGAGAGGCGG